TGCTATTTGTCGACGAACTTATCGATAATGGCTTAGATGCTGCCGGAGTAGAAGGTGCATTAGCTGTTCTTAAGAAGATGGCACGTGAACGTAAGAAGAATATTTTCTTAATCAGCCATAAAGATGAGCTAATTGGTCGAGTTAACAACGTTCTTAAGGTTATTAAAGAGAATGGCTATACCAGTTATGCAAATGATTTGGAAGTTACTGAATAATGTTGAAAGCGTGGACTGTTGAGCAAGTTTATGAACTATGTAGACGTATTAGAGATGCTACAAGAGATAAAGGTCGTAACGATAACTATCGATTAGAGTGCAAAAAAGACCTTTATCGTATAAAATGGGCTGCTGAGCAAGCATTAAACTCTTGTGAAACATTCGACGGTGAAGAAGAATTTATAAAAAGTTATAAAAATAAAATGTTATTAGAGGCAATTAAAGGCCATGAGTAAACACGTTGATCCAGTTCCTTATCAGAACGAAGAGTCACACGAACGTCTCATGGCTGCTTTCAAAGAATATTTCAAGGCAAATCAAGATTGGCAAGCTAAAGGCACACGTCGAGCTGGTGAACATATGCGTTACTGGCTTGCACAAATTAGAATCATAGCAAAAGAGCGTAGAGAACACATACAGCAGTATCGTGTTTGGCTCGATCGCAACAAGGCAGAAAAGAAGGCAAACCAAAAGGCAGGGGATAGTGGGACAGAATAAACTACATAGTTAATGTCCTGGTATTATAATAACGAAATCATTGAAGAATTGCCCGAAGATTGTGTTGGATTTGTTTACATCATAACAAACATTGCAAGCGGGCGCATGTACATAGGCAAAAAATTATCTAAATTCTCTAAAACAACTTATAAAACTGTAAAATTAAAGAACGGCACAAAGAAAAAGAAGAAGATCCGCAGTAAAATTGACAGTGACTGGAAGGAATATTACGGTTCTAGTCCCAATTTAACAGCAGATATAGAGGCTCTAGGCAAGGAAAATTTCAAAAGAGAGATACTTTTTTACTGTAAAAGTAAGTCAGAATGCTCTTACATAGAGGCTAGAGAACAATTTTCACGCAAAGTTTTAGAATCAAATGACTATTATAACGGACATATACAAGTCCGTGTACATGGTTCACATATACTCAAAGGCTAACAAATCTAGGCTCAAAACCGCCAAATAAGCCTGCACTGGCGCGGTTATAGTGCCCTTACACCTGGATCTCGGATCGCAGGGACGGAAACCTTTGCTTGGCGGCAAAGTGCTCAATCAGTATCCTTGACAGGACCACGATAGCAAAATCCTTGCTGTTTGATTGTTTGAATAGAGTTAATAAAAGGTAAAAAGAAGGGAGAGAAACCCTGGATTTAGATAAGTGTTAGTAGATTTATCTAAATTGCCGTCATATAAAGACTGAGCTCGTGGTACCGGATGACCGCCACTGTAATTGCTTTACTACTAAGTGACATTGTTCAACTCGGATAATGTTTTTCATTTTGCCCTGCTCGGGCAAAGTGTGACTGAACAATCTGGATAATATTAATACTGCTTCGCAGTTAATACTTCTTCTAAGAAACAATAAGTTCGAGCGAAAGCGAAGAACAGAAGAACGCAAGTTCTTCTTTAATATGTAGATAAATATCACATAGGATAAAGAATATGAAAGTCTATGAAGTAATCTCAGAGAACACTATCAATGAAGATGGATTAGGTATACTAGCACGCCTGGCTAAAGGTGCTGAAAATGTTGGAGTAAAATCTGGAATTAAAAGACTAATCATGGGTCCAGACAAAGACTTTATAGAAAAGGCAGCACAGGAACTGGCTGACTTGACTAAATCAAATACTACACTGGCCAAATCGGCAACTCCGGTTGAAGACGCTTTGAAAATAAAACGAGCCCAACTGGAAAATGAAATTGATAGCGGAATTTATCAAGCAAAAAAACTTCCAGCAAATCAAGGCAAATCTGATGCTGTGCTAAGAGCGGAAGTGATCAAACGCAATGGCATTGATCCAAGATACTTTGATCCAAACATTGAAGCAAAATTAATAAGCAATGCAAATCAAAGAGTAATCACTCATTCATTTGGTAAAACTGGAGACTTCATTGATTGGGCAAGTAGCGTTAATGTAGTTGAAAGCGGACTAAAACTATGGGGATGGTACGAATTGGCACAACCAGTTCGCGATTATGCTAAAAACATGTCACGTGCTGACCAATATCTCGAAGTTGGCCCGCCCAAAGGCTTTACCCGAGAACAATACAATGCTTATCAAAATCAGCAAATGAGTTTGATGCTGTCACGCATGGGTGCATTGATATTAGTAGGATGGGCCACTCACAGTAATTTTATAATTAGAGCACTCAAGGAGTCAAAACTGCTAAGTCCAACAGTAACTTATGCATCGTTGGTTGCAAACGGTTACTTCAAACACCTTATCAATACTCCTGGTGCAACTGAAGCTATTGCCACAGTGGCCATGAGCGATATAGTTGCAGGCAATACTGAATTGGGATTTCCTGGATTAGGAAGTTTGGGAGTTGATGCTAAGAATTCACTTCAACGCATGCTTGGGTTTGATAACTCTGCACAAAGTGATTCAAATGCTGCACCTGCATCAACTACAAACGGTTCAAAACAAGATAGAGATAGCACTAGTTCTAAGCCATCTGCTGATGTACAATCTGATACTAGATCGTCTAGTTCAGTTGGCACATCTACCGGACCTGACTTGTCTAAATATGTTCAACGTTCTGATAATCCAAACTTGATTTGGGATCCAACGCGTCCATTGTCTGTAATGTTGAAGCCACCAGGTTGGCAACCTAGTAATTAAATCAACGGCATCTGCGCTGCTGAAGTTGCGTCAATATTCTCTTTGATAATCTTATACATCAGTTCGCGATCTTCGAACCCATACAGGTATAATAAATCATTTGCTGTGACACCGCCACGCATGTACCAGCTGACTCTGTAGATATCTTCTTTGAATGCTTTGATTTCGTTGTCTAGCCTAACTAATTTTTCTTCAATTTCTTGATTAGATAAATTAATCAGGCTTTGCCGAAAAAATTACTTTGATCCAACTCCACAGCTAGGTTAACTTCATGTCCGCATGTATCACATTTAACTGGGAATGTGGGATTTTTCCATATTTCTCTATTCTTTTCTATCTGTGATTTAATTGCATCGTATACTTCTTTATCACACTGTTGCAACCATTCTTTGATAAAACTTTGTTCTGTAACTACAGTTCCTGGCAGTTCTACACTGTCAACACAGTGCACATACAGATCATTTTGAATTAGGCTTAATTCTTGAAATAGATCATTGATCATTTTTTGTTGTTCAGTGCGATCTTCTATTTGATCAGTTTGTGCTAGACGTTGCTGTAATCTAAAGTTTTTAAGATTAAATTCAGTGCTTTCTCTATAGTTGAGAGGTCTAGTTTTGATAACAAGATCTTTCAAGATTACTTTACCATCGTAAACACATCTCATGTAGTGCTCAACAATGGTGTTAAGATCTAAATCGTATTCATTTTCTGTGCCACAACTACTGCAAGTATGATCCACAGCCATTGTGTTTCCAAATGTAGCAATACGCATGGCTGCAAATATCAAGGGCATGTCTAGCACACTGACTTCCCACCCATCTTTGATCTGTTGACAACAACTTTGTACAACTTTAACAGTACTTTCTCCAGTTAATAATGCATCTGGTGTTTTTAAGATAATCTCATCCATACCAGTCATACTGAATATAGGCATGTTTGTTGGATCGCCTGTCAAAGTTCCTGGTTTGTTATACACACCTTTACTAGGTAAACTGATAAAAATTTTAGGCTGTCTAAAATATTGTTGTAGGGGATTATTTGCCATTTTGGGCTCCAGATAAATATAATACGTAGTATTTATATACGTATATTTCTGAGGATTTTTTTATGGCAGCTGACGGCAGTGGAATAACAAAACAAGACTTAATCGACGCTCTGAAAGAGTCTGGCCTCGGTAAAGGAAATTCCAGCGCATCAAGTGCGGCTAGTCCTAACGGTCCGTCAAGCAGTTACTTTGATAATCTTGCAAAAAATGCTGGAGATGCAGCACAAACCATAGTGCCATTGGTAGCCGGATTTAATAAACTAACAACCGGATCGGATGTTGCAGAAGGTGCACTAAAAGGTTTCAAAGCAGCGGCAGGAGAATTGCCAGGGCCATTGAAAAATGTTGGCTCTTTAATGGGTGACTTAGGCGGTGCTGTACTTCAACAGAAAAAGAATTTAGATATTGCTAATGCTACTTTAGGCATTGGTAATAATGACATAGGTAAATTTGTTAGAATGGCTGGTGAAGCTGGCGTAAGCACTGAACAATTTACAAAGATTATTCAAAACAGTAATGGGTCTATTGCAGGACTGGGTGGCACAGCTCAGAACAGTGCAGAAAATTTTAGTAAGCTAGCCAAAGATGTCCAACAAAGTAATCTAGGACAGCAACTAACTCTAGCAGGTGTTAGTGCTCAAGAAATGGCAGAGTATACTGCTTTAAGTATGACTGCTGAAGTTAATAAGAACTTAAAAGACAAAGACTCTAGAGAAAAAGCAGCAGCTAGTGCAGCGGATTTAGCACAAGAATTAGATGCAACATCTAAATTAACAGGACAAAGTAGAGAAGCATTAGCAAAGAGTCTTGCTGTTGAAGAAAAGAAACCAAGTTCAGTACTAGCAATGCTACAAATGGACGATGTTCAACGAGCACAATATAAGAAAACTCAAGAAATGATGGTAGGCATGGGACCAAGTTTCCAAAGCCTTGCTACAGAATTTGCAACAGGCGGAGTACGTACTAAAGAAGGTATGGCTCAGATGGCTGCGTTAGGTGATGCTGGTAAAAAATACGAACAAGCTGTATTAGCTATGCAAAATGCTAAAACAGAAGAACAAAAGAAAGCTGCGCAAGCACAGCTAGAAGATGCTCAAGTTGCTATTATCAATAGACAAAAAAGTGCAGAGTACAATCAATTAATACAAACAGGAACTGATGAACAAAAAGCTGCAGTTGCTGCACAAGTGGATGGTAATAAGATGTTGCTACCTGCACTTGCTGCAGCTGCAGAACATGGAGGAGATGTTGCTGCAGGCCTTAAAGCCAGTAAAGATTCTATTAGCAAAACACAGCAAGGGCTAGACGAGCAAGGTAAAAAAGATCCTGGACAAGAATCTGCTAGATTATTAAATGAAGCAAACCGAAGAGCCACAGTACAAGCTGGCGGCATGGCTCAAAATTTTGAAAAAGTCAATGTCGAACTGGGAAAATTTATTTCAGGCAAAGGTGTAGAGACAATAGAAAAAGGTCTTACAACAATTGGCGGCAAAAAAAGCACAACAATGGATCAAGCTGCTGCCGATCAAGTAGCTGGTGTAAAAGACCTGCCTAATAAAATCATAAGTGGTATCACTGGTACAGATGTAGCAGGTCGACCTGTAGATAATAAAGGTGTGGCTGATAAAATAAATCCAAATTCTAAAACTGGAGAATTGAAAGAATTAGAAAAGAGAGAAGGCGGTGGTGATGTTAAAGCAGATACACCGTACTTGGTTGGCGAAAAAGGTCCTGAAATTATTAAACCAAAGGGCAGTATGGAAGTTGTTCCAACTGATAAGGTTGGTGCAGGTTCGCCAGCTTCCAATGCGCCAGCCACTCAAACAGTTGAACCTAAAGCAGGTGCAGATGCAGCTGCAAAAGCTTCAGATATCAGTGAAGGCAAAGTTAAATCTTCAGTGTCGGCTGAAGATGACAAACAATATTTGGAGCAATGGAAGAAAAACTATGCTGAACAAAGTGTTATAATGATTGGTGCTGAACAGCATGACACTGAAGAAAGTATACAACGTAATCAAGAAAGAATTGCCCTTAAATCTGCAAAAATTAAAGCTCTTGAAGAAATAGCAGCCACGAGAGAATTAACAGATTCAGAAAAACATCAACTTAAATTTGCTGAATCAAGTAAAGCACGAGCAGAACAAAATTTAGCCAGTGAGCAAGCTAGATTAACTGTATTACAGGGTATAGAAAAGAATGGGTTAGCTGATCAGACAGCAATGGTTGCCAAGTGGCAAGAAGGTCAAGCTCAAGCACAGACTATTCAAGAAGCAATTGTAGAGCAGGTCGGCGACAGCGGTAAAGAACAACAATCTTTACATGAGCAAGCCGCGGCAAAAATTAGTGAAATTACAAATCAAAACATTCAAGATCAAGAAGCTGCACACAAAGAATCTCAAGCAAAAGCAACTGAAAATGTTAAAACTACTTTAGAAATTAATGGTAAAACTGTTGATCCAAACAGTCCAGAAGGCAAAGCCGCCATAGCTAAAATTGAAGAAGCCAAAGCACAAATGACCAAAGCGATAGGCGGTATAGTGCCTCCAACTACTGATATGGCAAAAATATCAGGTAGTGCTGACGATGCTAAAACATTAATAGAAAAAAGTTTAGGAAACTTAAATCCAAAACAATTATTAGATACTGCTAAAAATGCAAGTGGTGACGTGCAAAAACAAGCACAAGATATGATCTTGAAACAGGAAGCCGACAAGGCTAAAGTTCAAGCAGATGCTGCAAAAGCACAACATGATGCTATAACAGGCCCGGTAGCCAAAGCAAAAGAACAAATGCAAAGCATGTTTGGTAATATCGGAGGCGGATTAACAGACGAAGATAAAAAAGCTGCCAAAGAAAAAGAAAATCAAGAAAGATTCAAATCAGATGAAGTAAGAAAGAAAGAAGAACAAGCAAAAGAAAAATCAAAAGATACTACAGAAAAACCTCATGTTAAGACTCCTTTAGAACTGGCAAGCGAAGAAAAAACCAAAAGAGAAGCAGAAGCAGCCAAAGAAAAAGAAAAGAAAACAGAAGGTGCTCCAAAACCTGAAATTAAAAAGACAGAAGAAGAAAAAGCCAAAGCTGATGCTGATGCAAAAGCCAAAGCAGAAGCGGATAAGAAAGCAGAAGCGGATAAGAAAGGTAGTACTGGCGGACATGAAATTGGAATGAAAGATCTGAACGACCAGCTAATTAAGTTAAATAACAGTATAACAAGATTAATAAGCCATAGTGAAGCCATTGAAAAAGCTAGCAAGAATACTGCTAATTCAACAGCAAAGGCTTCTGGAAATAGAGCTGCTTAAGGATAAAATTAGATGACCTGGAAAAAATACTTCTCACCGGTTGCTGTTAATAATAGCGGACAATTAAGTGCCATTAGCGGCATCAATAGTGGTAACCGTCCAGGACCTGCACGTACTAACTATTCTAGCTATCTACCTGATGTTTATACCGGTTCGCCTAACAGAATCGAGCGTTATCAGCAATATGAAACAATGGATAGTGATCCAGAAGTTAATGCGGCATTAGATATTCTTGCAGAGTTTTGTACACAAAAATTAAAAGATAATAAGAGTCCATTTGCGGTTAAATGGCGTAGCAAAGGCACTAACTCAGAAGTTAAAATTCTTGGAGAATACCTACAGCAATGGTGTAAACTACAAAAATTTGATACCAGAATATTCCGTATTGTTCGAAATACATTTAAGTATGGTGATGCATTTTTCATTCGTGATCCCGAGAATCAAAAGTGGAATTATATTGATGCAAGCCAAGTTATTAAAGTTATTGTAAATGAAAGCGAAGGCAAGAA